TGTCCTGTCCCATCGCCTAGATTGGTGAACATCTCATCCAATGCTGCCGCCTCCATTTTTTTATAACTACAACTAAATGTTCTTGTCACCCCAGTAGGCAGGAACCGCTGCATCTCCCCCCTAAGGGCACTCGTCCAAGACGGTCCACTCGTGACCGAACTGAAATCCATTGCGGGTATGACTGCTATGTCTGGCAGATGACGCGCATCCGTAACATTGGTCGTGACAAAACTGGGCATATATGTTATAGCACAGAGACTGAATATATATCCTATAACCGTTAACTGTGCTGTGCTGTTCGTGTCAAAAGAGAAATCGGAAAGATTGTCACAGCCAACACAAGCGTAATATATTGTAGTTGCTGCTGCAAGACTTGTTATCTCAATTTTCTGAAGTGAATGACACTCATTCCAACACTGACTAAAGGATGTTACATTCCCAGTATCATATTTAGGATGACTTAACAGAGCATAACAATTAATATGCATTGATGCCATCGTTGTCCAATTGGAAGTGTCAAGTGCCACGATGTTCTTCAATTCTGGTAATCTAATAAAAAAATTAGCTCCACTGGATATGGAATTGGCACCGACCCAATCAAACTGTTCCAATGATTTGGCATAGCACACGTTATTAGTTGTGAATAACATTGAGGTTATTGAGCTTCCTGCCATGCGAATATCCAGCCAAGGGTTACTACTTGTGCCTGACAACGCTGAATGTTTAAGACCCACGTTAACTGTTGTGAACACACTTCCCCCCGTGTTAGGTGTGATGACCACAATAGCTGTCTTATACCCTCTTGTGGTCAGTGCTCCCGTTGCTCCTGCGTAGCTGAATGTGTGTTCTATTGTTGTATTGGATGTTACCCCTATATCGCTTGTTCCATCTCCCCAGTCAACATCGTAAGTACCTGCATCAACGACTGTTTTTAATGCGCAATAATTACCACTAGCATCATAAACAGCAGCAAGTATTGCTACCTTTTGGTCACTCCCTACAATGATAGGAAGGTCTTGCCAATCTGAAGGCCTAGTATATGCCGCTGGCGTTGCTACAACATCAAGTAAACCACCACTCTTTACTACTCCATAAGCTCCACCGTTCAGCGTCACCGTACCATCAGGAGCCTCAATGTCAGCAGGTGCTTCAGCAGCGACATTCGTTGTGCTCAGAACATTCGCAGCTGTGTCTTTCAGCGTAATTACACTATCTGCTATCACAGAAGGATTTGCAGCCGTTCCAACCGTTGTCAGTACCGCATTGGTGTTGATTATCTGTTGGTTGTTGGTAGAACCACTTGCAACCGTTCCGACATTAACACCGTTAACCTGTGTTGTGGCATCTGCACATGGTGTACATAACCAATCCTGCAAACAAGTTACCTGTGCTGACGTTAGTCTAGCTTGTACGCTCCCATCGCAAAAGTCATAAAGAGTTAGTCCATCAACACTTGGAGGAATAGCCGCACCGCTTTCGGGTATTTGACACTTATTAAAATCGTAGAATTGTTTAATACTTAGGGTCACGGTATTACCTGCAACTCTATCGTTAAAGGCTTCCGTAAACGGCACAAAAGAACCTGTTTTTTCAATTACATATTCTTGCGCGTGTTGCTGGTCAAAATAAGCATAGAAATCAACCAAGGTGTAAAGCGTGTCTGACAAGACCTCTTGCTCCATGTACTGAGTATCGTCACCTTCCTCTCCAGTGATAACCCTATCCATCACAGACAGGCGTATGTTGTTTACAAAGTAGCCGTCCTCAATATTGGATTGCTCATAGAATACCCACAATAAAGGGTAGTTCCTTTCACTTGCTTGTAGTTCTGCAAACGTTCCGACCCCTACCTCCGCTATCTGACTGTGAGCCGTTCCTAGCGTGGTTATCTGACTGATTATTTGATTTAGTGTTAGCAAGATATTTCTTTAATTTTCTTTCGTTCTTTTTCTTACTCATCGTTATACTTTTGCCTTAAACTTTCCACTGACGTTGAACGCCCTAAGAAGATAGACGTTCTGTAATTGTTGCGCGATGGTCGAATGACATCTGCTCCTGTTCCTGGTGTTTCGTATTCAGGGTAATCTGTTGAGTTTTCACATAGGTAATCTATCAACCGTTGCCGATACCATTGCGCTTTATTCGTTTCCTTTTCCACTAGGAAATCTACATTCGTCTTTGAAGCTGGTTGTGATTGTTCGCTATCCTGAATTTGTAGCCCCTTGTTCATTATCTTGTAATGAGCCATTGGAGTACATTCAGCAACTACAAAATGTTTCAGGCAAACTTGCACGTAACTATCAACCAAAGTTTTATAAACTCCCGTTAAAGTACTTGCGGCAATGTCTGTTTTTATCTTATCGTAAAGTGTACTCCCTAGTATCGGTTGTATCTCGCTGTCCTGCGCCCAAAGAATAGCCTCTCGGATGTACTTAACATCCACGTTCTTAGATACCTGAGTGTTATCTTTTAGGAATGTTTCCGATATGAATAGAACTGATGCCATTATTTAGCTTTTATCACTATTTGTTCCCATGTGTGACGGCAATAAGGAGTAGTTGTGTTCGTTCCTTTGCGTGTCCAAAACCCTCCAGCACGTAACCAAACGTTCCGGTCCTCGCTCATTCCTATCTGTTGTATTTCTGCGTTAGTCCATACCCTTGATTTGGATTGCCCGACCATATCAACACAGAAAGGTCTTGAAGTGCTTATCAATTCCGAACCACTTGCTTCAGCGCGTTTAACGTACCTATAAGCTATCTTTAAACTCACTGATAATGGTTCTGCTGTTTCGAGTGCTTTCGTTCCTTCAGAGGTAACTTCTACGGCTTTTTGAGCAGCATCGCCAATAACCTCACTTCCGATGGTCAGGTAGTTCAAACTTGCTAGATTTCGGACGGACATGGCAACTTCGTCAACCGTTGTTTCCAATTGTGCCGCGATTGCTTCCCAAGTTATCGTTGCGTCCTTCTTTATCAGTTCAAGTACAGTCATATCAAACGCTTCAGACCCGAAGCCGTAACGTCTTATTCTATCCTCGCTTAATTCAAGCTCACGTTCCGATTTGAATAACACTTCTTTGCCGTGGATTATTTCGTAATCAGCTAACATTAGACCGCACTTTGCGAAGTGTTCGCAAATACGTTTATCAGCGTCAGCATCCTCGAATACCGTTCTCATTTCAGTGGCTACCGCTTCAGGAATTGCAATACCTGTAACGGTTGCCGTTGCTACTTCAGGAGTAAAGCCGTACAATTCAACAAGTACTGAAATTGCAGACGCTTCGGCTATCAATCCACTCTTAACATTTTGGAGTAATGTGATAATTCCAGACACACCACCAACAGAACCTTTCAATGCAGCCTGACTATCGAGTGTTTTGCTGTCTGTCGTTGCGCCTTCTTTAGCTTCTTCTATTGGAAGCCCTATCTCTGCTCTGATTTCGTCCGTTGTCATTACGGATATTCTAGCAGTTTCGCTTATTGCCAGTCCTATCGGCTCAGTGTCTATGATCTCTAACCGACCTTTGAACCCTTGCACCTCTGCCAGACCGTTAAAGATGCTTTCTAAAAGACGTTGCCGCCCGTTAACATACGTGTTCTGAAATAGCTCGTAACTATCGCGTATTTGATTGCGACTTGAAAAAATACCGTCCTCTTTTATTCCGAATAACTGAGGGTCAACGATACGATGTCCTGTAAAAATGTTCTGACAAACAGTATCTTCTAAGATCTGATACCTTTTATCGAAGTCGTTACCGTCTAAATTCAATATCTCTGCACCTTGCTCTTTACTATCGCTGAAGTTCAGCACCAATGAGTTAGCGTTATCCGTTCCTGTGAATTTATCCTTGAATTTCCTTTCTATGTTCTCTTGCTCCTCCTCGGTTGGTTGCCCGTTAAAGAAGTTTATCATTTTACCGCCTTGGAAGTTGTTCTTTATAGCGTTCAAATGATAGTTGGCAAGCTCCTTGTCCATCTCGATATAAGGAATTGCACCAAGATATTCAGGTAGTGGATAGGCTTGTGATTGTGGGTGGTAACTTTTAACGTAAAGTAACTGTTTACCGCTTGGCTTCTGCCAATTGAAGCCTTGAATTACCTCGACTTCTGGAGTTGATTTCTTCCAATCGTCCGAATAATAGTAAAGGTCTGCATCCTTGTCCTTTCGGTACTTACTAAAGTCAGCATGATAGATAGCCGCTATACGTTCGTTGGTGTTATTGTAGATTATCTCTAAAGCGAACCCCCCGAATATCTCAAGGTCTAATGTAGCTTTTGCAAGTATATCGTTAAGCGTTTCATTCTTATTGGGCTCGTTGATGAACTGCTGTAACTTAGCTAATCCCAACGTGTCCAATCCTTCACTGTCAACCGCGAAGCCTTGACCTACTATGTAGTCGGCTTTCCCTCGGATTATAGCGTTATTCTTTGCCGAAGCGTTGAACAACTCTAAAAGGTAGTCCGGGTATCGGTTACGATAAGGAGCTTCAACCCCGTAGATAACCCATTGCTTTGACCGTTCCTCTTTGAATTGTGGAACTTTGTGAACGTTCAATTCTATTCTAAAAGTGCTATCCTTCATAAACTACGTAATTAGGATTGTTGTCGTATTCCGTTGGGTTTACCGTTGTTCCTGTAACTATGCACATTCCGCTTTCAAGTTCAGTTAATCCCGTTGGGTCTAAATTCGTATCGTTCGTATTAGCGAAAATCACGTAACGACTTTCACCTTCAATCAGATCTACTTCAGCATCAGCAGGTGTAGGGCTTGCTTGGTCGGTAATTGTGAAAGCGTTATACCTATCTTGAAACGCTGATGTGTCGTCTGCTATGCAGTAATCATAACCCATTGTTGTGAGGTTCTGAAACTGAAACAAATAATGTGCAGCCGTTCCTTTTTCAGTGGTCGTTACTACTACGCTATTCGCGCTATCTTTAGTTAACCGTATCACACTAAGGCCACAAACAATTCAAGGTCACACGCTGCTGTGTCTGCCATTGCTGAGATGTTATCAGCTTCCACAAATGCGGAGAAAGAACCGCCTGTTGCGTGTATCTGAAGGTCATCATTCCCGAACATGATAGTTTTACTCGGTTCTAGCTTGATGAAGAAAGTATCTGCTCCCGTCTTACTTAAACCAAGAACAATAAAGTTCGTATCGTCTAGGTTGGTAACTCGGATATACTTAACCGATGTTCTAACGAATTGTCCCTGAGCGTTAACGCTTCCGAACCCTAGAATATCGGCTACCGAAGTACCGACATTGATAATAGATTTAGAAATCTGTGTAACGCTTGAAACGGTCAAAGTGTGAGTACCGCCTTGGTCAGCTCCATTGATTGTACAACTCTCGTTGATGGTAACTGTTAGGTCTGCTGGTGTTATTGATGTAGCCATGATTAGTCTTTATATACTTAAATAGAAATTTTTCCGTTTTGTTTTAAAACAAAGAAGGCTACCCATGATGAGTAGCCTTCGATGAAAAGAAAAAGCAGAAGTATTAATATGTTATACCTGCTAGGTCACCAGCCGAAACCGCAACCCTAGGGGCAGGCTCTAAGCCTGTAAATGTCATAGTATATCCGTTAAGGTCAGCAGCCGCAACTCCTGAACCTACGACACCTGCCGAAAAGTCTAGTCCGTTTGTTGCTCCGATAAGCCAATAACTCGGAGTAACTTCGCGTGTTTCGATAATCGCAACAACTCTATTCTTTGCTAGTAGCTGCATCTCGTTACGCTTGGCAACATCCAACTTAGATAAGATGAAAGTAACAGCAGGAACATAGTAAAGAGTTCCTTTGTTGCTTCCTGGTGTTGGGTCATCGTTAAATGAGCTTTCCTCCTTGTCAAGTTCGTACTTGTAGAAAGCGTTAGCAGGTGAGCCGATGGTCACCGCGCCTGTTGAATATGAAGGGACAAGTGCTAGATAATCTGCCAAGGGTGCAAATCGAACGGATTTAATACCGCCTATTGCGTCTTTGCAATCTAAACTAAATCCCGTTGTTAAAGCACACGCCATTTTTTGTAGGTATTAAGAGGGGAGAGCCTAAACCCTCCCCGATTATTAAATTACTATTGCAACGATCTCAGCAGGGAAAGCAACCTGTGTGGCTACTTTAAATTCCAATGCCAATTTAACGTTACGGTCATCTTTAGAGTACCAAACCTCAAACGCTTGGAAGTCGTTTTCTGCGTCAACACCGATGAACATATTTGAAGGCTTACCGAAGTACGCTTTCTCTTGTGTGTTCAATCCCTGTACAGGTACAATTTTCATGTTGTAACCCGGGAAGGTCATTCCCATTGATTGGTCTGCGTCAGCGTCACCGTTTGCACCTGAGTTAATTTGAACTCCGTTAGTTGAGCCTCCATTAACAAGTGATTGGTATATCCATGCGTAAGTATCATAGCCAACGAACAAGCACCCTGCCTCACCTTCGCTCAAACCGTTAGAGCTTGCAGTTCGGTATATTCTCTCAACCAACTCTTTAGCAGCAGCCTCAGTGTAAAGAGTTGTAAGTGGAGTGCCGCCTGTGTTCGCGTCTGTGTAACCTGAGCCAATAGTATCAATGAAACCATTAAAGAATTGGTTGTTACCTGTACCTGTCACGGTGTCACCCTGCCAGATTGCTACATCAATTGCAGCCG